TGGTTGCTGCAGCTCCTAACGCTGGTAAGTCTATGTTCGCACTTATCTATGCAGTCAAGGCACAAGTACCTACGCTGTTCTTTTCAGCAGATACTGATACCACAACTGTAATGATGAGAGCAGCAGCTCACGTGAGTGGGCATAACCAAGTAAACGTTGAGCAGAATCTATCTGCTAACAATAACTTCTACGATACTTCGTTTGATAAATTAAAACATATCAAGTGGGTCTTTGATTCTAGTCCGTCACTGGACGATATCGAGTTAGAGATTAAGGCATACGTAGAGTTGTACGGCCAAGCCCCTGAGTTGATCATCATAGATAACCTTATGAATGTAGCTGCAGAGACAGACAACGAATGGGCTGGGCTTCGTGCAATTATGATGGAGCTTCACGATATGGCACGTAAGACTGAAGCCTGTGTACTGGTACTGCACCACGTCTCTGAGCAATCAGAGTACGGCAGTCCAACAGAACCACCAGCACGTCGTGCTATCCACGGTAAGGTCAGTCAGTTACCTGCTCTGATTCTTACACTGGGATATAACCCGAACACAGCTGAGTTAAAGATTGCTGCGGTGAAGAACCGCTTTGGTCCACACGCAGCTGATGGCAAGGACTATGCGATTCTGCTAGTGAACTATGGTTCCTGTCAGATATCAGATAAGAATGCTTATGGAGCAATGTTCCAACACGATGCAAGGCACGGATATACTGGTAACTATATACCAGAAGATGAATACGGAAATGAGATAGCTGTATGACTTGGGAAGAATTGATGGACAGCATAGATAATTGGGATTGTGCTGGAATGGTTGATGAACCAGCAGTAAAGGCTCTTCGTGTAGTAGTGGATTTGCATAAGCCAAAAGAGTTTGAGTTCAATGATCGTCCTGTATTTGTTTGCGGTCATTGCCAACTTGGTGTAGTTGGAGACGAGTACCCTTGTGAAACTATCCAGGCTATTGAGAAGGTGTTAGATGACAACTGAGACTGTAAACAAATGGACTGCACGCTACAAGGAAGATAAGCGCACTACCTTTCAGGTACGCCTATCTAAGGAAGAGCGTGATGCTATCCACCAAGAGGCACGCAACCGTGGCATTACAGCGTGTGAACTATTTAGACAGTATGCCCAGTACCTAATGGAGGATGACAATGGCTAACACAGAGGTTGCCTACTTGAAGAAAGAGATCAAGCAACTCAAGGCCGATATGGCTAACTTGATTATGGCACTGATTGAACTAAAGGTATTTAAGATTAAGGTCGATGAGAACGGTAACGCTGTCTACGACACAGGTAAAGATGAGCAGTCCGAAGTACAATAAAGCCAAGGGCGCAGCCTTTGAGATAGATGTAATGAAATGGTTTCGTGGTCTTGGAGTACTGGCAGAGCGCTTGCGCTTAGCTGGCAAGGATGACGAAGGTGATTTAGTATGTGTCATTACGGGAAAGACATACATACTAGAACTCAAGAACACGGCGAGACTAGACTTGCCGGAGTTCTGGAGGCAGGCAGAAGTTGAGGCGCTTAACTACGCTAAGGCTCGTGGTATCGGGGAAGTGCCACTGCATTATGTTGTAGTTAAGCGTCGCAACGCTGGCATAGACAAGGCTTGGGTTGTCCAAGACTTAACACAATGGTTAAAGGAGAAACAATAATGCCAATTCCAGGCGGAGAAATTACAAGCACAGAAACGTGGGGCCTAGTGCCACCAGTAACAGATGAAGCTATCGTTGCAGCAGATGCAGAAGAAGCAGTAGAAGAGTACCTACCAGACGAGGTAGTTGAAGAGTGATCTGCCAGCCTTGTATTGATGCAGGCGAATACAATCGTTTGAATCAGTTGAAACTTAGCGAAGCACATCACGAACAATGCGAGGGGTGCGTATGCCAGCACAAGACTGGTCAAGGGTACGTAAGACGGGAAAGTTCAAAGGCAAAGTAGATGCAAACGACATCCCAATAGATGCCATTGTCAGATACTTTGGCGGTGAAGTAAGAGAAGGTAAGTCAGCTAGTGTCCGGTGCTGCTTACATACAGACAGCAGACGCTCTGCTGTTATTAACACGTACGATAACTTGTACTACTGTCACACCTGCGGTAAAGGTGGGAATGCAGCTAACTTAGTCTGCATACTAGAGAACTTGGAGTTTAACGATGGCCTCAAACGTGCAGTCGAAATTGCAGCTGGAAGCGGCGCAGCGATACGCACAACAAATAAGTCCGGAGGCTCTCGTCGCGCTAGCAGAACGTGGGATATCTGAAGAGGTAGCTGCGCTCTATATGCTAGGCAGTGTGACTGATCCTATGAACGGTCACGAGTTGCACGATGGGTGGATATCTATTCCATACATTACTGCAATGAACCACTGCGTAGGCTTTAAGTTCCGCAGGTTAGATGATGGTAAGCCTAAGTACGGAAGCCCGACAGGGCAGAAGGCACACCTGTATAACGTCGTTGACACAACCATCTTGAGTAGACACATCGTGGTATGTGAAGGCGAGTTAGATACAGTCATAGTCTCAGGAGTACTGGGTATCCCAGCAGTGGGTGTACCTGGAGTGCAAGCGTGGAAGCCACACTTTGCTAAGCTACTTAATGGTTATGACAGTGTGTATATCGTAGGTGATAACGACGTTAAGGAGGACGGCTCTAATCCGGGAGCCGAATTCTCCAAGCGTGTGGCATCCGAGGTTCTTAACGGAACTATTGTTACACTTCCACCTAATATGGACATCAACGACTACTACTTGGCCCACGGTGCTGAAAGCACCACGACCTTGCTGGTAGGTGAGGGGAATGGATAAGGGCGAATGGCTACAGATGATACAGACTTTGAATACTATGGGCTTTCGCATCTTGCAGGTGGACGTGGAGAAGGAGACGCTACTCATATGTCCAATTCCAACCCGTTAGTAGATCACTCAGCAGTCACAGGCTACCGAGCAGGTGGCGTTAGCACTGATGACCTAACATCTTTCATTGAATCCTTTGCATCCCTGCGTGCTAGTCGTGTGCGTGGTGTAGGAGCAGACCAGTATGCACTTGCCAAAGGGCAGAAGTTTGAAACCTTTACTGTTACAGACACCATCAGGGAACTGATTGAAGAACTAGCTGACGCTAGTAACTACATAGACTTCCTTGCCATTAAGTTGCTGAACTTGCAGCACACAATAGATGAGGCGCTACCTGACTGTGACTAACATACATCCATCCATCTTTGACATAGCACCTAGCGTTGCTAACACTGTATACAAGCAGTACAGGAACTTTGTTGAACGCGATGATGTAAAGCAGGAGTGTATGCAGTGGGCGCTAGCCCGTGCTGGGTACATCAATGATCAGTTAGGTGAAGAGAATGTCGAGCAACGCAGACACAACGAGCAAAAGATTGCTTGGCAGATGTCACGTGCTGCCGAACGCTACTGTCGTAAAGAGAAGGCAACTAGGTCTGGCTATCAGCTAGGTGATGAGGCTTACTACCAGACTGCAATGCTTGGTCAGTTACTACCCTTTGTTATTGCCTCCGTTGTAGATGGCACAGTTCTAGAGCAGGCACAAGAGATGATTAGAGATGGACAACCAAAGGGTTCGTCTAGTCCAGCCGAAGGTGGCAACCTACTGGCTATGCTATTAGATATTAAGAAGGGTTACGAGAAGCTAGGCGAGGAAGACAAGCGCATACTTGCCCTTCGTTACCACGAGAACCTTACTCTTGTACAGATTGGTGAGGCACTAGAGTGCCATCACAGCACAGCAGATCGCAGATGTAATCACGCTCTGCGTGAACTGAATAAAGAATTGGGTGGGCCAAGCCCGTACCAGTGAACGAGATAATCCTGTATGACTTTCTTAAACTTAATCTATACCCAGACTTACTGCGTGCACCCGGAATCTATGATGCCTTCGACTGCACCAGTGAGAAGGCCGGTCACTTCATCGAACTGAAGTGTCGCCAAACCCATTATTCTACGCTACTTATAGAGCAGATGAAGTACCGCAAGCTGATAGAGCAGGCCTATCACCGCGACCTTCTGCCCTTCTACATCAACAGCACACCGCTTGGTATCTACTCCTTTGATCTCACAGAGATAGACGAACCGCAGTGGCACGTGCACCAGATGCCAGCGACTACAGAGTTTGAGAACACCGACAAGGTGGAGAAGATAGTTGGTTACTTAGATATAGAAGAGGCGGTAAAGCTATGAAGATATTATGTAAAGTATTTGGACACAAGTTGTTCCTATTCAATACGCATAATGCTCTGTGCCAGAGATGTGAAAGGAAGTTTCACGGATGACCTATGACTACGAGTGTCCAGGGTGCGGTGATGTACGAACTATCGAGCGCAAGATAACTGATCCCGAAGATACTTATATCTGCGACAACTGCCACACAGAGTTCAGACGTAAGTGGTCTGCTCCCACCGTACTCTTCAATGCACCTGGCTTCTACAGTACGGACAATAAGAAGTGACCGAGTATCCTAATTGGTTTAAGCAGATAGCACAGCACAACTTCGAGCAGTTCCTGCTCCCACTAGCAGGCAAAGAGTGGCTACGATTCTTGCAGCTTGGTTGCTTTACTGGTGACGCTAGCGTGTGGATGTGTGAGAACGTACTCACTGGTAAGCACAGCTGGCTTGACGATGTTGATACGTGGCGCGGTGCACCTAACGAACCGATCCAAACTCAGATGGATTTCGATGACGTCTACGCTACATACCTTGCTAAGACTGAAGGTTTGCCTATCGTAGTTAATCGCAAGACTACTACTGAGTACCTACTCGATCACGATAACGCAGTTATGCGCCCGTCGTTCTTTGACTTTATCTACGTGGACGCACACCATACAAGTGCGTCTGCTTTCCTGGACTCCGAGCTATCGTGGCCCTTGCTTAAGTCTGATGGCATACTAGCTATCGACGATTACGAATGGCTACACCCTGACGGCGTTGATATACACGCACCTAAGATTGGTATTCATATGTTCCTCGATCGCCACGAAGGCGAGTACGAAGAACTCGTACGCAACCAGCAGTTATGGATTAGGAAACTATGACGAAAGGATTCACTGATGGAATGCGAACCTCTATCTCAGATAGCTGGACTACTCCAAGAGATTTCTACGAGAGACTCAACAGCGAGTTTAACTTTACACTTGACGCTGCCGCTTTGCAGTCATCAACTCTGGTACCCGGCAACTGGTACGGCCCCGATCACCCTGAGCAGTTGCGTAGAGATGCTCTATCCAGAGACTGGGCAAGTGATAGTAAAGGTGGGACCGTGTGGCTCAACCCGCCCTATGGCCGGGCTATTAAAGCGTTTATGGCGAAAGCTCACTCTGAAATAGGGGGGGGGATCACTGTCGTGGCATTAGTACCAGCACGCACTGACACTCAGTGGTGGTGGGATAGTTGCATTATGCACGAGGTTAGATTTATTAAAGGTAGATTAAAGTTTGGTGGGCAGAAGAATTCTGCACCCTTCCCTTCTGCTGTAATTGTAATGAGAAAGCACTAACCCCCACCGGAAAGAGAGTACCGGTGAGGGCTAGTTGTGCTTACTTAGGAGGGCTTGCAAACTATAGCATATCCTCAGTACCAGCGGTGTCGGGCGTGCCAACTGAGAGCACGGCACGCAGATCCTCGATAGCGGTGTTCAAGGTATCGTAGACCGTGAAGGACTTGAAGTTCAGGTTGTCCACTACGCTCTCCAAGGAGCTGAGCAATTCCATAAGCCGAACTTCGTTTGTTGTCGGCAAGGTGGTCAAACCGGCTTTCACTGGTCCATAGGGTGACAAGGCACGCAACTTCTTTTCTCGAATATCCGAGAGCGCGACTATATTCTCTTGCGATTCGTTGGTTCTCACGCTTCTCCTCCATTGTAGCTTTGGTCCTTGCTGTCATTACCGGCTTCTCCGGTATATGCAGGGGCGGTAATGGATCGTGTATCCATAGCAGCAGTAGTCCCGTTAATATCAAGCCACTTACGACCTTGTTCTTCGTCATTCGCCTTCTCCCTCTCCAGTAGCTCACGATAAGCGTCCGGATATAGTTGTGCTAGTTTGACTAGAGCACGATCTCGCGCCCGTCTATAGTTACGTTGGCGTACCGCCATATTAGCAGCGGTCACTAGCCTTCTCTCAGTCATAGTCTCCCTCCCCTAATCATCGCGTAGCTTACCAGTAGGATAGCTGCCATTACTAACCAGTAACTCACCGGCTAGCCTCCTTTACTATTGCCGTTATATCTATCGGCTCGCCTATTAGATAGGCGTCATCATCATTGGTAGTCCACCCCGATACCAGGATCCGGGTAGCTGTAGGTGACTTAGCTATCCACGCAAGAGCTTCTCTCTCACTATTGCCACCCCACTCAGCGTGGCCGTCCTCCCCCACCACTTCATAGAGCAGCACGAGAGCAGACTTAGGCGGGTGAAAGGCTATAACATTATTCATCGCCCTCCCCCTCCTCTATACCGAATATGCGCGAGAGCGCACGATTAGCTCTATTAAGCGTAACGATAGCCTCGTTAAGCTCTTGATTCATTACCTCTTCCATAGTCTCTCTCTCTTTCATAGTAGGCACCCGCATTCATTTACCGGGCGAATATGGTCACCGCACATAACCGTCACCTCTTCACCGTACCCTTTCGTTACGCAAGGTGGGCAGATATTGCCCTCCCCCTCCTGGTCATCAAAATACTCTTCACACTCTGCACACTTAACCTCGTTAAGCACGTGGCTAGCCCACGGATCTGCGTCGTAATAGCTCACTCTTCCCCCTCCCCACAGTCGCATAGGTGACCGCACGTATAGCAGATATAAGCACCGCCCCACGGTGCGTGATATCCATAGCTGCGGTAACCCTCGCTATCTTGCACGTAATAACGCCCGTGCATATCTTGCTTAGCGCCCATTATCTCGCGCTCTCTCTCTAGTGTAGACATATTCTCTCTCTTTCATATTCTTAACCGGCTAGGTACCGGCCACCGCTCACCGCCTAACACGGTGAGCGATAGTCTGGCACCTAGTCTGCGTAGCGCATAGGCATAAGCAACGCTCGCCACGTTACTTTATCGCCGGTAATGCGTACGCGCATAGGCTTACCCTCGCCCGTAAAGTAAACTTTAATCGCTGCACCCTTGCCGGCTATCTTCGCGTAATCTGCCATAAAGGCCGGGTTAAAGGCTACGCCTTGCACCGCTACCGGCTCGCCCTCGCTCTTCAAGAGCAGCTCTTCCATAGGCGGATAGCTACCGTCTAATAGTGTGACCGTAAGAGAGTCACCTAGAGCGCTAACGGTGAGCGCGTTACCGATACGCGATAGCTGCACGCGGTGCGCCTTATGCGCCTTGCATAGGGTTATGACTCTCTTAATATCTTCAAGCGATACGAGAGAGGCGTCTAGGCGCCCGTCTAATGAGTGTAGTGTGCCCTCTATTAGACGATATCGATCCGTTGCACGTGCAATAAGCGCACCGCCCTCCCCTACTAGCTGCACCGCGTTAAGGGTAGGTAAGCTCTTATCTCTACCGGCGTGCGTGCTAACGCCCTCCAATAGGGTAAGCAGCGTCTCCCCCTCCCCCTCCACGTAATTGACCGCGCTCGCGGTAGTTGTCTCTTCCATTACTGTAGTCATATTCTCTCTTTTCTCTTTATTCTGCTAGCTGCAGACTGTAAGGCTAAGAGCTCGCACCCTTAGCCCTACCGTACGCGTCTAGTACTCTCGCCCGCTCACCTTGCACCATAACCAATAGACGCCCTCCACGGCGCCCCATAGGGCAAGGCCGGCCACGGCGTAAGCTGCAAGAGATAGCAGCACGCTCAAAAGATACGCCAGCTCACTCATTAGACTCGCCGCACTCTACGCACTCGCCTAAGTCAATAAGGCCCCCGCACTCTACGCACCACTCACTCTTCATAGTTAGCACTATCACTCTCTAGGATATAGCGGGCGTATTCATAGAGCGGGCTATCCTCTAGCACCTCGCGGGTAGCACCGTCGAACCAGTCATAGTACTCATAGGTGACCTTTTCTATCTCTAGGCCTATATGGGTAACCTTGATGTAATCGCTAGGCCCGCCCCACGAAAGGCAGATAGTAGTCACCTTTTTAGTGTCTACCGATAGAGCGGGGTCATATAGGTCATCACTATCGGGGTTATCTAGCAGCTCTTTAATCTGCTCTTCTCTATTCTTCATAGTGTCATCGATTAGGTCTTTACACTTTAGCTCTTTAGTAGACATTAGTTATCTCCCTTAGTTGTTCCGTAATAACACGCATTACAGTGGCCGTGTAACACGATATCTGTATTCTTGCGACACGTAACGCATAGAGTCTCCAATAGTCGCTGCACCATTGCAAGAGCCTCACTGTATCCCTGCTCATATAAACGGGTAATAGTGTCTTCATAATCTTCATCATAATCATCATCAAAAGTAGCGCGCTCTAACTTTTCAAAAGTCCAATAGCTGCGCTCGTATTCTGCGTTTATCTTTTCAATAATCTCTTTCACTTTATATCTCTTTTCTTATGGCCGTGTTAGGTTGTGGCCACGGGATAACCATAACATAAAGTAGGGGTGTCTACCCCATTAAAGGGAGAATTCTTTTATGTAATCTGTGAGCGTAAATCGGCCTTTTTCGGATCTAGTAAATAGCACTTTAAGCGTATGTAATCTCTCGCGCTATCCGGTAGGCCGGCCGGCTATCCGGCGCCGGTACCCGTGGCCTATCGGTTGGGGCTATCGGCTTAGAGTCTATGAGCTGCGAGCAGCTGCGGTATCCGGTAAGAGTTGCACCGGCTAGAGCTGCAAGGGTTAGCGGTGATAGCTGCAGCGGTTAGAC